AAAGTCTAAATATTGAAGGTTTTTAGTGATTATTAATATATAAAATAAATAAAAAGTATATATATAACCTAAATATATAATACACGCGCTCGCGCGCGCACACATGAGGCAAATATTATTGTCTATAAATAAATATCAAAATTAAATTAGATCTTTAGAAATCTCAATATTTATAGAAAAATTATTAAAAATATTTTTTTTATTTTTAAATTCTTCTCAAGAAAAATTCCCCTCGACACTGAAAATTAGCAATAATTATACTTATTATATAGTATACTATTTACTTTTTAACATTAATTTTCCATTAATCGATCTTCGGATTTTTGATATAATCGGTAAATTTTTACAATAAAAACGCATTAATATTTTCTTAATAATATTTCTATCTTTATTTTCTTTTTAGATGTAAAATATATAAAAAGTCTAAATATTGAAGGTTTTTAGTGATTATTAATATATAAAATAAATAAAAAGTATATATATAACCTAAATATATAATACACGCGCTCGCGCGCGCACACATGAGGCAAAATTACAGTGCTCTGTTTATTTTTTAAATTACAAAATATAATTTTATATTATATAATATATTAATATTTCAAACAAATTTTATTCAATAATACTATAGTTTTATAATAAAAACATATCAAATATTAATATATTAATACAATAATTTTTAAGAATGTATTACCCCCTTATAATAGTTAAAATATATTAATTAAAAATTTAATTTAAGAATAAATTATTAATATATTGTAGTATAAATAAAAATATATGTATCCATATTTTTTATGTAATGTTTGTAATTATTCAACAAAAATAAAACAATCATATATTAGACATTGTAAATCTAAATCTCATTTACAAAGAGAAATATCTACATTTACTTGTGGACAATGTAATAAAAAATTTATTGATGATAAAACATATAAAATACATAAATATAATGTCCATAATCAAACTAAAATAACATTAAATAAAAATATAAAAATTATCAAAGAAAATGTACAACATATAAAAATAGATAATGATAGAATAAATCAAAAACAAGATAAAATAGATCAAAAACAAGATAAAATAGATCAAAAACAAGATAAAATAGATCAAAAACAAGATAAAATAGATCAAAAACAAGATAAAATAGATCAAAAACAAGAGATAATATTACTACAACAAGAAGAAAATAAAAATGAATTAAAACACGATATTAAAGTTGTTAAACATGTTGTAAATAAAGCTATATCAAAAGCATCATCCTTAATTAAATATCTAATGGAACACCATAAAGATGTTCCTCCTCTTAAAAAAATTACTTCTAGAGAATGTATAAATAGATTACGTATTGATTTAAAATGCCCCAAAACTATAAATAATAAACACAAATTAGAAAGAGAACTTATTTATCAATATAAATATAAAATATTTGTTCAAAAAATATCAGAATCGATATTACATCTTGTTTATTATTTAGATAAAAATAAACAACCAATATGGAATATTGATACGGCTAGAAAAAATTTTGTTGTAAAAACAAGTGAAACCAAATGGAATTCAGATGTTTCTGGAAAACGTTTTATAAATTATATAATAAATCCATTATTACACTCAATAAGTGAATTAATAACTAAATATAGAGAATATATGGAAGAAAATAAAAATTTATACGATAATAATAATTATTATATTAAATATATGGTTGATGTAACTGGTTTCGAATGTGATCTAAATCTAGAGAAATTTACACAACCAATATTAAAATATCTTACACCTTATTTGAAATATATTGAAGATGAATTAGAAAAGATTGAAAACTTTGAAAACTTTGAAAAACTAAAAAATGATTTTTTTAAGATTGTTGAACAAGTTGCAGAAGAAGATGAATTAAAAGATCTAGATCTAGATAATGATAATTATAAAGATGATGATTCTTTATTCATGATTAAACGTTTAATTAATAATGATGAATGTGAATCAGAATCAGAATCAGAATCAGAATCTGAAAAATTTAATAATAATAAATTATATTCTGGAAAAAGTTTTAAAGATTTTAAGAAAAAATTAGATGAACAAATAGTTAATGCAGATTTAGATAAAAATGATAATGAATTAACTTTATTTATGAAACTTGAAACTAATAATAATGATGATAATCTTAACGATAATAATGTAAGTGTTAGTGTTAGTGATAATAATAATAATAATATAGAAAAACCTAAAAAAATAATAAAGAATAAAATAAAATCTACTAAATAAAATTAATTAAATCTAATTATAATTTGTCAACTTAGTTATAATTTGTCAACTTAGTTATAATTTGTCAACTTAGTTATAATTTGTCAACTTAGTTATAATTTCTTCTCCAACTTTTACATAATTAGAATTATGTTTAGATTTTTCAATCCATTTAGTACATATATCAATAATTTTATTTTTCTTTAATTTAAAATGATTGTCAATTATAGATTTAAATTCGGGATAACTATTATTATCAATTGAATCAATTGAATCAATTAAATCAAGCATTGCATGTTGCATTGTGAATAGTCTGATATTATGATTATATTCTTCTGATGCTTTATTTCCCGCTGAAGTTTTGTATGATGATTGGTGTCCTGGTTCATTAAAATATGGTTGATCAACTAATATTTGTCCTTGAATAGATATTAAAACCTGATATAAAGTTGATGATGTATTCCATTTTTCAGTTTGTGATGCAGATGGACCAACATATGTTCCAAGTATACTGAGACATACTTTCCCGCAATTATAAAGATTTGGGTTAAATCGTTTATTACCAGTATTGGTAAAATTTATCATCGGTACTTCTGTTGGATAATTTGGTGGTAAATATATATCAAATATAAATATACCAGAATCATATGGTGTATCTGGTGGACCAGTAATTAATGCTCTCATTGCACGAGGATTAGATTCATCAACGCGCAGAAAAATAGATGCATCTTCATGTATAGGTAATTCTGATGCTAGAGTTGGAATTTCGGTTGATAATCGTTTCATACATTGTGTTGATGTCTTTGTAGATTTTAGTGCATTAAGATAAGATGATTTATAATTTGAATTAATGATATTTCCAGTATCAAAACGTAAAGTCTTCATCACATTATTATAAAAATCTACATTATTAACATTATTAACATTTGTATCATTTTTATTAATTTTAATTTTAATTTGTTCTTTATCAGATTTTGTCGAATTAATAAGATATATTTCATATAATGGTTCAATCATTGACCATATGAACATAATTTGTGTAATTATTTCATTTCCTGAATCAAATTTTGCCGATAGTTTAGCGAGGTCATATAGTTTTTTGATTGAATTAAATAGATTGTATTTTGTATCGAATAATAACATTACGATATTATCTACACATAAATTTTGACTTATATTAAAACATAATTTAAAAAGTTCAATTCGTTTAGATATATCTAAAAGAGATGTATTATTAAATGTATCAACTAAAAATTTAATCAATAACGAATTCTCAATGGTATCATATAATTCATCTTTATTAAGTTTATCTAAATCTGATGATATTCCAGTAAGAACAGATATCAATTCAAACTCTTTCGTTTTTTGTATATTTTCATAATCTTCAATCTTCCATTTATTATCTGAACCACTTCTATAACCCGTTCCATTGAATTTGTCACCTGATTTATCAGATTTTGTTTTATTTTTTTTAACAGGATTTGTAGTAATTAAATTAACCATATTTGGATTATTAGAATTATTAAAATTATTAGAATTATTAAAAGATTCTATAATATCTTCTTCTGTATCATTCGAAATATATGACGATAATATCAAAAGTTTTTGATACAATTCAGTATTAATTTTTTTATCAGTTACAACATTATCAAATTTTGCAAATTTATCAAGAACTTGACCAACTAAATCTATAATGTTGTTTATTTGTGTTATAGGATTCCAATAATCTAACTTAAACATCTTACTATTTGAAATTTTATGATCTATTTTATCAAGTAATTTTGGAGAAATAAATCTTATCTGTGGAGGAGTATATGGATAATATGCAGAATCAAATAATATTTGTGCAATAATATCACCACATATGTGGCGATATTTAATTTCCCATTTATAAATGTTATCTGTTATATTTATAATATATTTATGTTTATCTAAATTATGCGTAGGGTTAACTAAATTAGAATTATAAATTTTAATATATTCATTAATAATAATATCTTTTACAGTATTATCATTAAATATTTTTTTATTTTTCTTATTAATATTATCAGTATTTGTATCAGATTTTAATGCTATCTGTTTTATTCTTTCCAATTCATTATAAACTAAAATTTCATTTGAGTTTATATTAGATTTTGTATCTGATTTCTTTTGTTTAATTTCGATATTAGATGTTTTATTTATTTTATTATTTAACTTTGCAGTAATTTTTTCAATTAATTTATTACTAGATGGTTTTTTTGTAATAGAATACATATTAATTGTATCAATCCAATCTATATTTGTATCAGCATTATTTGAATTATCTAATATTACAATATAATAATCTGTCTTTTTTTTTAAATTAAATGTATAGTTATCAATTGTTATAATGATATCATTAAATAATATTGTAGAATCAGACATAGTTTATTATTAACTATTAAAAGTATAATATTATTTATTAAATATATAAAAATCAATTTTTTTTAATATAAAAAATATTTTTAAAATATGCGTAAAAAAATTTTCTATAAGATTAATATATAAGAATGTCTCAAAATCTTGAAAGATTATTTGCTCTTGAAGGTGGTGCTAACGGTGCTAAACGCAAAGGCTCCAAAAAAGGTTCAAAAGGCTCCAAAAAAGGTTCTAAAAAAGGCTCCAAAAAAGGTATGAAAGGTGGTAAACGCCATGGATCTAAAAAAGGATCTAAAGATTCCAAAAAAGGTTCCAAAAAACACTAAATTATTTTAGTTAAATAAATTATATTTTAGTTAAATAAATTATATTTTAGTTAAATAAATTATATTTTAGTTAAATAAATTATATTTTAGTTAAATAAATTATATTTTAGTTAAATAAATTATTCTTTTGCAGATTCTACAACTTTTTTCTTAACAACTTTTTTTATTATTTTTTTAATAATCTTTTTAGGTCTCTCTTCAGATAGAGAAACAACTACATTATTTGTAGTTTTCTTAACCAATTCATACCGTTTAAAAACTTCATCTAACAAATAACGCATACCCAAATCAGCATACAAATACATATGATCTTTAATATCTTTTGTATCAGTTAATTTTGTTGTTTTATTTGTTATATATTTATTAATATATTCTTCTATATTACATACATCACTATTTGTTTTATCATAATTTGTCATGTATAATTTATCTTGTTTTATTTCATCAATAATTTGATTAAATTCTTTATCTGATTCATTTTTATAGATTGTATAATCTTTCAATAATTTCAAATTAAATTTTGGATGAAATACATTATTTTGACAAAATTTTATAAATGTATCTTTCTCCATATACATATTATATTTTGCAAATTCTTCTAGGATTGGTTTTAAATCCTCTTCAAATGTATCTCTATATGATGTTTTATCTTCTTTTCCAGCTATCATTGTTCTAATATACATGAAATCATTCTGGGTCAGAGAATATTTATTGTTCAATAAAAATTTTATAAGATTAATATTTTCTTTTAATATAGCATATTTCATTGTGATTTCATCAAAATCAATACTTAATAATATTTTATTATCAATTGTTTCGCCTAATAATATTCTGTTGTCAATAATAATTTTTATTAATTTCTTATTATTACTATTATTTAAATCAATAAATTCATTTGGATATTTAAATTTAATAAATTCATTGACATTTTTATCATTTAAAAATTCCCTATTATCTCCATATAGATTTAACATATATTTTGCAAAAGTAATTTTTCGTTCAGCGCAATATATTTTTTCTTCTCCTTCTTCATAAGCATCACTGTCGTCGATTTCATAATAAAATATATCATCTAGTTTATTTGCAGTTTCTGTCTCATAATAATTATAATTATCATCATTGCAATTATTAAGACTATCTATTTCTTTATAATGACTACAATTTAAAAATGTTAATTTTTGTTTAAGTTTAATTTCACAATCTAATTTAAATTTTTCAAAATCCTTAATATCAAAATATTTATACCAAATATATTTTTCATCACATTTTAGATCAATATAAAATTTAGTATCGTATAATAAATTATATATATCTATGCATGATATTGTATTATTATTCTTATCATTTTTTGATTCATCAATATTATCTGAATCATCATCTGTATCATCATCTGTATCATCATCTTTTTTTGATTTTTTAGGTTTTATTAATTTTTTATTATCAGTATGATTATTATCTTTATTATCTTTATTATCTTTATTATTAATATTGTCTATGATTGTATTCAAAAATATATTCGAATAATTTAAATAATTTTCAACAATATCTTTTGTAAATTGATTTATTTGTTCTTGACTGATATTATTATTCTTATTAATATCATCAGCTTTTACTTTTGTTTTTTTCTTTGTATTTTTTATTTTAGTTTCGGTATTATTATATATAAAATCATTTATAAAATCATTTATATACCAATTTAAATTGTATGTATTATATAACATATCATTTAATTCATATTCTAAGATTTTTATAAAATTCATAATATTTTTAGAAGTAAATACATAATTACATAAATCTTTATCCATAATTATATCCATAAATATATTAAATTTTATAGTACCCGTTATATAATCTTTTTCTTTATGTGTACCATTAATAAAATCTATAATATATATATTCAATTTATTAATTTTATTTGTTTTATGTATTACTAATAATTCATTAAGATGCATAATATTGCAGATACCAAAACGTTCACACATATTTTTATATATATCTGGATTTGAAATATCATTATATGATTTATTATAATATATAATATTCATAAGTTTATTATAATCATTTTTATTAATTAAAAGTTTATCATCCATTAAGTCTAATAATAATTTAATTTGTGTTGCACCATCTTTAGATTTTAAAGAACAATATGATGTACTAGATAGATGATTAAATATTTTTTTCCAAATGGTATATTTTTTAATCTCACCAAATGCTTTAATATTAGTTAATAGATTTTTTACTGATTTTTTGTTATAATATAAATCATATTTAGATGTTTCAGTCAGAGCTTTAATACATTCATCTTGAGTAGCCATTTTATTGATTATTTTATTATATTATGGAGATAATAAATAAAATGTTGTTTTATCAATTTTTATCTGTTTACTTTCTAAATTATACATTTGGCGTTTAAAAGTTAACTTTTTTTGTAACTTTCTTTACAATTTTCTTTACAATTTTCTTTACAATTTTCTTAGGTTTTTCATCTATTTGTTTTATAATATTATTTGTAATATTATGATTAAATTCCATATATAGTCTTATCAGATGTTTTATACCATCGGCTCCAACTACATGATGAATTTTTGAAATAATATCCAAAGTTAACTCTCCACGTTTTGCCATATCATAATAAAATGTGTAATCTGTGCAATTATTATATGTATTAAAAGGAAATATCTTATTATATTCTTTTTCAAGTTCTTCATCTAATTTTTTCATATGTTCATTATTTTCACCATTTATACAAAATTGATAATTAATAGAAATTGATCTCATTTTAAATTCTTTATATACTTCATCTGTTATTAGAATATTATGTTTTTTATATAAATTTCGTAAATCGATTGAAAATTGACCACTATATATATTATATAATAAATCTTTATCACTACCTATATATTTATTATCTAACATATGAGTTATAACACCTAAATTTCTAGTATATATCGCATAACGTAAAGTTTCATTATCAAAATTAATCTGTTTATTTTTTAATAGGAAATTAATTAATTCATTATTGAAATTTAGTTTGATACATTTATTTAATAATTCTGTATTATATTCTCCTGAATACATTTGTTCAAATATATTTACATTAATATTACGTTGAGAAGCATCTAATTTCTCAATATTTATTTTTTCTAAAGCATATATGTTACAAATTTTTTTATAATTTGAAGAAGTTATTAAATAATTATTTAATGTTATTTTATTATTTATCTTTTTTAATCTATCTATTATATTATCAAACTTTTTGTTGTAATATTCAAAAAAGTCTGTAAATTTATCATATAAATCTGGGGCAACGGTAAAACAAAAATAATTATAAAAATTACATATGAAAATTGTATTATTTTCATAATTAAGATTTGAATATTTATTGTTAAATTGTTTCTCAAATATAGGATCTAATATTATTTCATAATAATCTAATCCTACAAGATGATGATGTATTCCTAAATGATTTATTATATCATTAAGAAATACATCATCATCTTTATATTTATTTAAAATATCATTTCTTATAATCCAATCATGATTAGATGTTAATTGTAAGACAATAGATTTCTGTTCATAACATATTAAATGGTTATAGAATTTGTCAAAATGTTTAAACTTTGTTATAAAATCACTCATAAATTTTTTATCAGATTCATCCATCTCAACACATAATGATTGTTTAAAATAATATGGACGAAATAATATATATGATTCTATATTATTATAGTTTGAAATATCAACATATTCATCTTCTGAAATATTTTTTCTATCTACAAATGCTTTAATGATATAATATATATTTTCTTTTATAAAATCATAATTATTATATATACTCATATTAAGAATACCGGATAAATATGCAACTAAATGTTCATATTTCATATTATAACCACGATTTAGTAATGTTTCCATAAGTTTTTTTGAAATCGATATTTTTTGACATAGATATAACATTTGTTCATCTGTATATATACCATTTTCTGGATGCATATCTATTATTTTTTCAAATATTTGTGCATAATTAAAAGATGTATCAAATGTATAAATATATTTCATAAAAGATTTTGATTTCATAAAATAAGTCATTAATTTATCAAAATCTTTTATTTTAGTAATAGCTCCATTTTGTTTTAATTCATCTAAATCTTTAATAATATTTTCTGTAGAATATTTTGATAAAGGTTGTTTAACAATATCAGTGATCGAATGGATTGGCATAATTTATAATATAGTTTAATTTATAATAATTATATAGTTAACTTTAATTTTGATATAATTTTTCAATTTTTTATTTTTTTAAGTTTAATAAATTTAAAAAAAGTAGTTAGTTTATGAAATCAAAAATAAATAAATTAATTTATTCAGTCATTAGACGTGAAAACATATTCTTTTCACGAAAAGTTGCATTCTTTAACATTAAATGATATTGTAGATATGTAAGTGCTTTTGCTTTATCACCAGTTTTCTCTAAACATGTTGCATATTGATAATAATTATTTACATTACCAAATTTTACTGATTGCTCAAAATATTTTACTGCTTCAGTATATTTTTCTTGTTTGAAATATAAAAGCCCGACATGAGTAAATGCATCTTTGTAATTATTATTACACGATAATTTGTAGTAATATTCTGCCTTTACAACGTCTCCCATTTTTTCTTCATATATTATTGCAATATTGTTTGCTGCTACTCCATGAAATTCTTTTGAATCATTTTCTAAACTCATCTTGTATTGTGTTAACGCATTTTCATAATCGTTTTCATAATCATCATAATGATAACCTTTAGAAAAATATTCATCAGGTTTTGTTGTATTAGATTTAGATGTATTAGATTTAGATATATTAGATTTAGATATATTCGGTTTAGATGTATTAGATTTAGATGTAGCATGTACACCATCACATTCTCTTCCACATTCATCACAATATTCGTGTTCAGATTCAGTTGATTGTTCTAATTTTTCTAATTGTGTAAAAACATTTTTATTTTTAGGAACAGTTGTAAATCCTTCATCATCACTATTGGCATCAAGATTGACAAAGTTTTGAGAACGATTCTTTTTATTTTTACCCATTATTTGTTATATAATTTACTTAATTATTATTTAGTTAACTTATAATTTAGTTAACTTAATATTTAAGTTTCAATTTTTATAATTTATAATCGTCTACAGCCAATTGGTTTATGACATATATATGATTTTTTTTTAGATCAGTTGTTTTATTGTCTATAATATCATAATCATCATTTATTTTAAAATTTGCTTTATTTAATTTATCAACTGTACTGCTAACAACATCTAAATGTAAATTTAATGAATATTCATTTAATAAATTAAATCTTGGTGATTTTTCTCCGAATAATTCACGGCATAATTTTAAGCCACCTATGCATGTATTTACAACACAAATATTTGTGACCAATCCACATACATCAATCTCTAAGTTAGATAAATCAAAAGTTTCACAATTATTAGGAAATTTATTTAAATAATAATACGAAATAAATTCTATTAAACCAGTTGATTTTGTATTATATGTTATATAATTTTCTGTAAATAAATCTTTATCACCATTCTCATAATAAATATGATATACAAATGCACTATATGCATCAAATTCACATAATTCTCCTTTATTTAATCGTACTATTATTGCATCATTTTCTTTTGATATTTTTGTTTTAAAAGTATCAGTTGCAAAAGTAGTTTTGATGTGGTTTTTTAAATGTTGTAGATTTAATGTTAATTTATTTTCATAATTTATAATATCTTTATTTGACAATTCTAATTTAATATCATATTGTATATTTTTTTCAATATCAGTTTCATTATCTAATTTTATTAGACTTTTTCCAGTCTCAGATTCTTTTAAATCTTGTTCTAATTTATCCTTTCCACTATAACTAATATTTTCTGTGTAATATTTACTATTTATACATATTTTACCCTTTTTTATATCTACACAATGTGGAGGATATAATCCACCATCACCTATAAATGATTTATGACCAATTGGATGACTATCTTTTGTAAAAACGATTATATCATATTCATTCTTTGCTTTTTTTAAAAATGTATTTAATTTTTCTTTAAAGGCCGTAACATATCCTTCTCTTCTAATTTTTTTATCCTCTTCACTTTCTCCTTCTATATCTTTTGGTTGCCATCCGAATGTACCAAAATGTTCTAAAAAACAATTCTGTACATCTACAACAATTAATATTTTATATTTTTTATCTCCACCATGTTGTATATTATGTTGTATATTATGTTGTAATGTTAAATATTTATTTTTATATTTTAAATATTTGTTATAATATAAATTATACTCCATTATATATATTATAGTTATTGTAAATAAAATTGGAATAAATATATATTTTTCTATATTAAAATTTTTTAAATATTATAATATTAATTTATCAATATTATCAAAATGTCATGTATTAATACTTTTTTATTTTTTCCTTATTTTTGGGATATATGTATACAAATTATGAGACTTATTACTTTTAAAAGAAAAAAATATATATTTACCTCCATTAAAATCATGATTATAATCATGATTTTAATCGTTGAAATGTACTTTTATATATATTTTGGAATTCTTTCTTATGATCTTTATTTTTAAATTCATATAGTACATTTTTTAT